TTTTATTTGAACTGGATTACCTTCAATATCATAAGCTAGTAAAATAAAACTATCAAGATACTCTTGTAATATTGCTACAACCCTATCAGCTAAATCTCTTTGACCCTTAATTTTTTTTCTAGCGCCGACATTAAGTTTAAGAGCTTCTTCAATTAGTTCTCTTAACTCTTTGTCTCTAGGGTCTTCTGCATCCATATTATTATTTATAAGTATTTACTTTATCTTCTCGTTGTTTAACTCCATTTTCAAGTAATTTTCTAACTACTACCTCTATAGAATACGTTTTTAAACTAAACCCAGGTCGAAAATCTCGATTACCATCATCGAAGGAAAAAAGATATTCACCTTTAAATGGAGTATTTTCAAAACAAGTAATAAAAACTGACTTACCACCAGGATCTACTAAAACTGTCCATTTTCTTGGATCTTGATCATTATAACCGTTATATATTTTCCAAGTTTCAAAGCCCGAATCTTTTAATCTTTTTATAAAGTAGCTTGCTGTTTGTAATTTGTTCTTAGTTTGCTTATTCATTGCGTAAGAGAAGATATAATATACTTTAATTTAATATTATTAAGCGAATTATCAAATACAACAACTCCAAACTGAGTATTAATTTTAACAGCAAAACTATTACTAATATTAGTAAGCAATCTTATATTATCAAAATTTATAGGCGTAGGTTTAAGTTCAAAGTTAGCTTGTTGAAGAGTCAGAGTAAAGTTATCAGTATTATGTCTAGCTCTATCAGTAAGTTCAGCCATTAGTTGACCGTTTTCTGTATAAAAGTAAATTTTATTAGTTTCAGAAGCAAAAGTACTACCTTTAAAAATTTGATTAAGGATATTTTTATCTATAGAAAACTTAATATCAAATTCAAAAGAGTTAATCTTATCTAAATTTAGATTAGGTTTTGATAAAAAGCCTTCTTCAAATAAATGATATTTAAACTTTATACCATTACCTTTATATTCTAAATTATTCGAATTTACTTTAAACTCAATATCGTTACTAGGAATAGTATCAATAACTCTAGATAGTTTTTTAAGATCAGGTATATTAATACTATCTTCAAAGTCTGATTCTGAAGCAAATTCAGAATACAATATTAACGTATTATCAGGACTAGCTACAAGACTTTCTACTTTATCTTTTTTAATAGTTAAAATAGCACTTTCGTTAATTTTTGATAAAGAATCTAAATACTTTAGAAATTCATCCCGGTTTTTTATCTGCAGTTTTCTTTCTTGTAGATTTTCCATTCTTTTCTAATAGTATAATAATTTTCTTTAAAAGCAATCCATTCTCTTCGATTGCTCGTATAAGCATATCAAATTTTTCAGGTTCTTTTAAATTTAATTCTAATTGACTAGAGTTATCTTCAACTGGAGGATTAGGAACTTGCTCCGCTTCTTGCAACTCTTTAACAGCTTGCTCATATGAGACAGGCGGTGCCTCTTGTACGGGTTGAGGCGGAGGAGGTGCTTGCATTTGTTGTACTCTCTGTTGAGTAGGAGCTCGAGCTATATTTTCGAACTGTTGTTTTACTGCTTCAGACTGAGGAGTTAAATTACCAGAATGACCAACTATCATTTGATCATTCTTATGTGATTGACCATACGTTTGCCCTACAAACTGCATAATTAATGCCTTTTCCTCTTCGGTCATTTTACAAATCTTTTAAAAGTTCGTCAATATCGTCTTCAGTAGTAGTTTCTTCGCTAGTAGCTGCTACAGAAGCAGTCGCCGGCTCAGATACTACATTAGTTATAGATTGAGTATTAACTACTTCAGTAGTATCATCTTCAGTCTTACAATAATAATGCTCGTTAAGCATAGCTTTCAAATCATCATTAGACTTAAGAGTAAAAACTTCATCTAGTTTAAAGACATTATCATAAATATCCTTCTGCTCGTCTTCAGTTAGATCAACACTACCAACAGTAGTAAATCTAGAAGATACATAAGTCGGATAACCACCTTGATCTTCTACCTTAATCTTTAAGCTAGCTCCATCTGAACCTAGATCAAAGATACGAGGACCAAACTCTTCAGCATCTTCACCTTCAATTGCTTCAGTAACAATTTTATGAAGTTGCTTACCATATCTAAGCATTTTTACTTTACCGTTATTATCAGGATTAGTAGGATCGTCAATTACATAAACATTAACAAGCCATTTTTCCAAACGTTTTACCGCTTGCATTTTTTCTTTCTCTTCTTGATTACCGGTTCGTAAAACCTTATATCGTTCTTCAGCAATCGGATCTCTTTCTCCAAAGGTTTGAGGACTAAGAGCCTGAACATACTGACCAGTAGCAAAAGAAGTCCAGCCATGATTATAATAATGGAAGAACGTCTTTGCGGGATCGGGACCATAAGGCAAAAGCCTTACCGTATATGTATTGCCAGGACGGCAAGACATGATTTCGTTATAACTAGTATTACTTTTTTGTGTATCGCTTACAAGAGCGTCTTTTATTGATTGAAACATTGATGAATTAAATGCACTCATATATATCTATAATAGTTACGAATATCGATTATTCAACTGTTCTTCTATAATTTTAATTCCTTTTCGAGCTTTCTCTTTAAGAACTTTTGAAGTAATAAACTTTACTCTTGTTTTTGAGTATATGTTTGCGAAGTCATTTATAATCCAATCGATAATTTCGTTATCTTGTTTTTGAATAAGGGACTCTACGTTTAAAGAATGAAGAGTATAAAAATTAATTTTATGATTTTTAAGGTGTTTAAATATATACGGTATAGCTTCTCCCTCTATACTTGTAGCAGTTTTATACTTACTTAATGTTATTTTATGCTCACAACAATAATCATAAATAAACTTTAAGCAATCCTTTAATGTATTAATACTATCTTCACTATCAGGATTTTGCAGCTCCTTTTCTTTACAATACATAGAATAACATTTCATAGCTTTTCTAGTATTAAAGAACTGTATATCGAAATAATTATCAGCTCCGTATATTTTATATGGTGAAATAAAATAGTCGTTATAATTTATATGATTATATTTTGATAAGAAAAGAGATAATTTCTTTAAAGCAACTTCTGATCTGCTATCTAGTTTATCAAAATTTTGTCTTAGTCTAACAGGCTGATTTTTAACAGAACGAGAAGCATACAAATAACTATTGTATATAAGCTTCTCTTTTTCTGTTATCATAATTTTAAATTTTTATTATTATTAAGGAACTTTGTTACGTATTTAGATTTAGTAATTAATGGATCAAAATCTATAAACATTTTAACCATTTCATAATTAGTATCAACTGTTAAAAGATCCTTAAATAAATCTCTTAATCTCTTTTCTTTAAGTAAGAGTAAAAATATATTTTGATATGATAGCTTTTTTCCCTTTAATAAGGAGCAAAATGTACAAAAACATAACAATAAATGTTCTGTTTCTTTACCTTGTATAGTTTGAAATGGTCCTAGTTCTCCTCCTGGTTTTAGCATATCTTAAATTGTTTAGTTAGTTCTCCAAATTTTTCAGTTAATCTACCCCCAGCTGCTGCTACTGAGCCTCCACCGTCGCATAAAGTTTTAGCTAAAATACTTACATCAACTTTTGATTGTTTTGCTCTTCTAAAAGAAACTACTTTAGCTTTTTTATTTACTACTATACCTATTTCAGCTTTATGCACGTTAATAAAATATCTTGCAACTTCATTAATAGCATAATCAGCAAAAGTTGCAACTACATCGTAATCTTTTATTTTTCCTTTATATATCTCAGCATTTTTTATTTGATCTTTTAATTTTTTAAAATGAAGATTAATAGAATTTTTTTCAAATAAAGTATATTCTCTAAACCCTTTATCGAAAGCTTCTATAAACTTTTCAACTTTCGGTCTATTATAACAATTAAAAATAGCATTTAATTTTAAAGGTTCTTTATTCTTAAAGTTAAAACTATCATAACTATCAATATATTCTATTAGAGTTTTTTGCGATTCAGAAAGAGTAAGCTTTTTCTTAAATAATTTGCATATAAGATTTACACACGAAGTACCAGGTTCTATTAAAACCTTAGCATTTTTATAATAATCTTTTAAGTCATAATGATCGGCATGATGATCTATAACTATAACTTTTTCTTTATCTATATACGGTATAATATCTTTAGTAAGAGAAAGATCTAATATAAAAATTTTATCAAAATGATCGTGAGTTCCTTCTCTACTTTTAAAATTTGAAGCTAGTATAGATTCTCCAGTTTCAACTATAACTAAATCTTTAGCTTGCTTAAAATACCATTTAAGTAAAAGTGCAGAACCTGCTCCATCTAAATCGCTATCCGTATATATTAGGATATTCACTTTGACTATTTAGTTCCTTTTAAGAATTTGCAAGAGCAGCTAATGCTCCTAAAGTCTCGCTACTATCGTCTTCTAGTTCAATATCATCAGCTTGCTCAATAGTTAGAGTAGAATAATCTATTCTCATAGCTTGAGTAGTACCTCGGGGACCATAACGATTTTTCATCATACCTAATCTAATAATACCAAGCTCTCTATCTTCTTCATTTTGATATATAGAAGCAATTACATCAGCAGTAGCAGCTAGACCAATAGATTCCGATATAGTAGCAAGGTCAGGATTATCTTGATCAAATCCAGCTCTATTAAGTTGAGTAGCAGATATAATAGGACATTCGAATACATAGCTCATAGCTCTTACTTGCTCAGTAACGTGCTTGATCCTTTCATAAGAATTATTACCTATAGAAGAATGCATTAAGTTTAAGTAATCTAATACTATAGCATCAAGCTTAATACCCTTTTCGGAAAACTTCTTAATAAAAGCCTTTAATTGATTAGCTGTTATAGTTGAAGGAGGAAACTCTTTAATAAAGATCTTTCCAGGTTCTTCTTCTACTGCTTGCTTTAAAAGAGCAGTATTAGTATTCATTTCTCTAATAGGTATCTTAGATATATTAGTACATATACGACGAGCATATAATAGCTCTGACATTTCTAAAGTAACTAATAAAACATTTTTACCTTGACCAGCTATATTTCTTGCTATATTACCTAAAAATATTGACTTACCAATATTAGTTTCACCAGCAAATACATATAAAGATTTACCTGCTTCTAAAAAGCCTCCATCTAAATTACTATCTAACCATTCCCAGTTGCTAGGAATATGCCTTTCAACAGAATTTATATCATTAATAACTTGATCTATATCTTGATGAATATCTAAACCTAAATCAGTTACTAAATTAATATTACACGATTTTTCAAATTTATCTAAAACTAAAGAAGTATCTACTTTACCCTTAGCAACATCTTCAGCTACTTCTAACATAGTATGATATACTGCTTTCTCTTTTAAGAACTGCTCAGTATTATCATATAGCTCATCTTTATCTAAATTTTTATCTATATCAGAAAACGAAGTAACTAATTCTTTAAATGATTCTTTTTGATCATCAGTAACTAAATAAGACTTTAGCTCAGTTGAAGTAGGTAATTTATTTCGCTTCTCACTAAAGTCTTTAATAATAGTAAATACATCTGCAATAGCTTTATTTTTAAAGTATTCAGGTTGTACTATATCTGCTATACTAGCGAGATATCCACTATCGGTAAGAGACTTAAAGATTAGAATATTTTCGAAATAATCTAAGTCTAATTTACTCACAATGGTAGTATAGTTACTTCTTCCATTTATTCAAGAACCATTTTTGACCCTCGTTAAATTCATCTGAAAAGTTAGTTAACCCCGGGGACGCATGGGTAATATAAATATCAGATACTCCATTTCGAAAACCAGCTTTATGAGTTGAGATGGTATAATCAAGATCGTAAAAATGAAACTTCGAAGGACACTCTTCATCAAATCTTACTTTCTTAAAAACCTCTCTTTTTATTGCTAAAAATACCCCATCAAGTAATACAGCTCTATGAGGGTAAGGACCAAAGCTTGTCATAAATTTTTCATTACCATGTAAATGAGCTACTGCTCCATGTAGTTTATCACTACCTATACCACCACCCATTAAATGCCATAATGCGGGTTCAGCAAGTTTTACCTCTGTACTACCAGCAACTCCTATAACATCATATTTTTCAAAACTTTCTAGAATTTTATTATGAGAAAAATTTTCAAGTATTACGTCATCATGTATTAGGACTATATATTGTATATTCTCTTTTATAGAAAAATCTATTGCTTTATTATAAACTGATTGAAGAGAGTCTTTATTATTTTCCTTAAAAAATATTTCATCTCTATATTCAGATGTTTGATATAAAAGAGTATCTTCTTTTTTATCTTTTGTAGCAGAAAATATAAAAAAATCGCTCATATAAATAAGAAAGGTGACGTATGCTTAAAGGATCCTACTTTATTAAATCTATTAGTTTTCCTATTAAGTCTTAAAATAGTCCCTTCCGGGACTTCTTTATAGTTATTCCCCGGCATAGTAGAGAAACAACCATCACTATTATAATGTAATGCTGATCCAACTCTAGCTAAATAAAGTTCATTAGTATCACAATCTACTATTGATAGAGCAAATGAACCTTGTAGGTCTTCTAATGCTCTTTTAATATATTTTATCGGATTAGGTTTACGAGACGTATCCTTTTCCATATGTTGTTGTATTAAATTTACTATTAACGCTGTATCTACAGGATTTAATACATGATCTAAATGTCTATTCCGTATAGCCTCTTCATTAGTAATGACCCCGTTATGAAATACCATCCATGACATAGTTTCAAAAGGATGAGATGTATCATAATGCCACTTTCTTTGAGCAGAAGTAGGAGCTTGAACATGACCTAAATAATATGGATTATTTTTATCCAATTTTACTTGTTCAAAGTCTATATCTCCTTCCTTTTTAATTACATGCTGCTCATATTCAGTTAATTGAACTATACTACTAGCAAAATTACCCCGCTCCTTATTAGCTTCATACAGTATTTCTACCATAGTAGCATCAGGAGAGCCAAAAATCGCGCACATAAAAATAATTATAGTAAAATTTTAGTTTTTCAATCTTCCCAATCAAACTTAAATCCTTCTTCCCACATATATGAATTATCTACATATCTACTCGAAGGTCCATTAGGTCCTTCGTCTCTTATACGCTCACTAATTCTTCTCATCCATTTAATCCATGGTGATGGCTCTCCTACCATTGCTCTATGTTTTTTAGGAACCCGCCAAAATAAATCTATATTACCGAATCTCTTATCTCTAGCTAAACAAGTATCAGGATAATCTACTCCATCAATAGTAAACCATTTTTTTGTTTTCTTTTTTGATTTTTCAATACCTAGTTCCTTTAGAGTCTTTTTTCCTAACCCCTTTACTTTAAATAAATCATCATTATTTCTAAAAGGTCGAAAACCAACAATCCGTTTAGCTGTAGTTCTACCAACACCAGGGAGTTTGAATAACTCCTTATCAGTCATTTTATTAAAATCCTTATAATTCAGCTTCATAGGTATAAATATATTATATGAGTTCCTTTGATATAACTAATATTAATAGCTTTAATGATTTAATCAACAGAGCAGAAATTCTCGAAGAAAAAGATGCTCTTTCACGATATAAGCAAATGGTACGTAAGGGGTTAGGTCCAAAATTAAAAGCATATCGCGATCCTGAAGGTAATCCAGCTCCTTCTCAGTCAAGATTAAAAAATCGTATGATGATTAGAGCGTTGTATAATTTAGATGTTATTAATGATGCAGAAGCAGAAAAATTATATCGTATGAGTACTTCTTCTACCCAAATTATAAAGTATTTAAGTGATAAAGACCCAGATTATTTCTTATCTGATAGAGCTGAAAAGCTTGATAAATATATTGAAGCTGAAAGTGATGCTCTAATTGCCTTTGCATTAAAAAATGATCAAAAAAGAGGAGAGTTTACTCAACAGGAAGTAGAACAAATTAAAGCAGCGGATCCGGATCAACTAGCAGATAAGTTATCAGATGAAATTGGTGCTGATATAGATG